CAGAACCGCTCGGGTTGCTGGGCGAGGACTGCCGCAGGGTCGCCGGGCTCTAGCCGCCCGACGAGGGAGTTGGTGACGATGTCGCAGCCAGCGAGGGTGGCCTCAATGACGACGAGGGGGCAGGCGTCCCGCTCCTTAGGGAGGTGGACGAAGTATTTGGCGCGGGCCATGTGCTCAAGCACGACCTCGTGCGGGGCGTTCTCCAGCTCGACGAGCTCAACGCCTTGGCGCTGCGCCCAAATGCGGGCGTTGAGTTTCCCCTTGGCCGGGTGCTTCCTGCCCGCGAATAAAGCGAAGGGCTCTTTATTGCCGGGGGTGACTTGGCCGGGTGGTACGGGGGAGTGAATGTAGGCGTCGGCCCGGCCGGTCCATTCGGCTTCCCAGCCCATGTGCGCGCGGCTCATCGTCAAGAACCGCGAGGCCTGGCGGAACAGGTCAGCCTTGGCTGGTGTGCGGTGCTGGGCGTGCTGCACCCAAACGATGGGCCTGAGAGCCGCTAGGAAATTCATGGAGGCCTCGGAGAGTTTGTCGGTGCCTCCGACTACTACCCGGTCCCAGGATTCGTCTGCGGCGCTCTCAGCGGCTTCGGGCTCGATGTAGGTGACCTCGACACCAGCCGGCGCCGCCGTGACCATGTAGTCGGTGTTCCGTTCCGCGCCACCCGCATACTTCCCAGGCAGTAAGGCCTCGTGCCTTTCCTCAACCCTGGGGATGTGGTGCGTCACCCAGGCGACCCTCATGGCGCGAGGAGGATGTCGAGCGCCGGCCGCCAATACTTGTCGAACACAACATCGGCGTCATAGTTGGCGGCGAAGTCGATGGCCTGCTGGGAGCGGCCGCGTCCTCGCGCGTAGGCGGCCTCGAGGTTGTCGACAATGCTGGGCACGAGGGGCGTGAAGAACCAGCAGCCTTGGGGTGAGTCCCAGGCGGGCTGCACTTCGCAAAGCCACCCGTCGCCGACGAGCTCAGGCTGGGCGGTGGCGTTGGACACGATGACGGGGGTGCCGCACGCCTGGGCCTCGACGGCGGGGATGCCAAAGCCCTCGCCTCGGCTGGGCTGAAGCAGCACGTCCATGCCGGTGTAGATGCTGGCAAGGGCTTCCTTCGGGATGCCCATCCGATAGGAGTACGAATCAGCGAAGGCGACCCGGTCCATCGGCACGCCCGTCGCGGCCAGCAGCGCCCGCAAATCAAGGCCAGACATGGCCGGGCTCGGCTCCGTGTGCAGGTAAAGCCAGACGTCGTCGTGCTTTTGCATCACCATCGCGGCGGCAAGGAATGACTCGGCAAAGGACTTGCGGTCAACGCCGCCCTTGTTGGCCGAAACCATTCCTATGACGAACTTGTCATCGCCCGGAATGCCCATCCATTGCCAAGCCGGCACCTGGCCGTCGCTGCCCTGCATCAACTCAGTCGGCTTGAAAACCTTGGTGTCGATGGCGTGCGGGACATAAAGCGCTTCGATGTCGTGGCGCTCGATGGCGTCCAGCCCGAACTGCGACATCGCAATGGGCGTCACGTTGGGGCGTGCCAGCCACTCGATGACTGGGGCCGGGGCGGGGAAGTGGTCGATCGGCACCCAGGAGGCGACGCGCTCCACATGATCCCAGCCAGCGCCCTTGAAAACCCAGCAATCGAACAAGGTGATGACGACGGCCTGCTGCCCGGTCGGGCGACCGAAGTCCATCGCATAGGCGGGAATGACGTCGTTGGAGTAGACGTCAAGGCCGCGAGGGTAGAGCGGGATTCCCTCCCACTCCATCATTGAGCCCTCAAGGCCGTAGTTGCAGGCTACGGCGACTTCGTAGCCCGCTTTCTTGATGCGGCGCGTGGCTTGCTGGGTTTGCTCTCCGTATCCGGTAGCGGAAAATGGAGCATTTGAGGCCCAGACGATTCTTGGTGCAGCAGTCCCAGCCGGAGCAGTTGCTCCCTCTCGGGCGGCGGCACGTCTAGCGGGATTCCCGCTGCGTGAATTGTTGCGAGTGTTTGAGGCTTTCGTGGCATGGGCCACCTGTTTCTCCTTGTGTGCGCTGGGGGTGTGGATGGCCCCGCCCCCCTGCGCAAAGGCGGGGCCATCCACGTCTAGGTGCCTAGTGACTAGGCGGTGCCGCCAGTGAACTTGCGGATATGGGTGACCTGCGGCAGGTTCCCATCGACTCGCCAGGTGAAGCGGATGTTCACGACGTCGCGGTCGAACCCGAAGTCGTCCGAGCGGGCAACCTGGAGGCCACCCACTGACCTGACGTAGTAGCTGGGGAAGTGCCCGCAGAGCAACGAAACCGAGCCGGAACCGGGATCGGCCATTGCGGGGTTCTCGATCAGAGCGTGGCCCAGCACCTGATCAGGCGTGTTCGGGGCTAGGGTCGGAATGAAGACGTAATCGCCGCCGCTCGTCTTGAGCTTGCGCAGGGCCGCGATGGCCTTGCCGTTGCCCATGACGCCGAACCCGGGCAAACGCCGGGCGGCCCCATCCAGGCTGTACACGAGATCGACAACGTCATCGGCGGTGAAACCGCCGGTGCCGCGCGTGGATGTCGCCGTTCCGCCGGTCACACCAGCTGATGCAGCCACAACCATGCCACGCGGCTGAACGGTGCCCGTGCCATTAGTGAGAGCGTCGTTGATGCGGTAGCCAAACTCGTTGCCGGCCTGCTGCGCGAGGAAGCCAAGCACGTCCACGTTCGAGTCGTTGATGAACTCGGAAGAGAGCTCAACGCGGAAGCTGTACTTGTGGCTGCGGAGTGTGGTCTTGCCGAACGCCGGGTCCGACTCGTCAATCGTGGCAGCCTCAGCCTCAATGGCTGCGGTCGACCAAGACGACAGCGACGGAAGGATCAGGTCCTCGCCGGAAGCGGTCGTGAGAACGGTGACGATGCTGGGGTCGAGGCACGGGCCCACCAGACGAGCCTGGTCGATGACCTGGGCGCTAAACGTGGTCGGGACCGGCGCGTTGCTGGTCGACTTGAGCAGGTCGCGCTGCTCCACACCGAAGGTGTAGGAACGCATCTCGCCGGAAACGATCTGGCGAAGGATGTCGGCATCGGTGCGCTCGCCTGAGCGGGCCTCAACCGGGCGGACGACATCCTCCAGCCCACGCATGGACTCGGCGATCTCGCGCTCACGCTTCTCAGCCTCAACGAGCGTGTCAATCATTGTGCGCTTCTCATCAAGCTCCGCGAACGTGCGGTCGACGAACTCGCGCTCCTCGGCGGACAGGTCGCGGCTCTCAGCGGCGGCCTCGTCCATCTTCGCCTTCGCTGCGTGGTACGCCGACTGGCGATCATCCACGAGCTTCTTCAAGTACTCGGACAACTTAGTTCACCCCTTTCTGGGGTCTCGGTTTGTTGGATTGCGCAGGTGTTTCTTGCGAATCCCGCCGAGGCTCCTCAGAGCGGGTAAACCCGACCGCGGCTCGCGCGGCCAGGAAGTCTTAGGCCTTGAAGGCCAGGTCGAGCTTGGTCTTGAGCAGGTTGATCTGTGCCGGGTCGTGCGCCACCGGCTCAACCACAGGGTCGGGCTGCGGCTCCGGCGACAACTTCGCCACCACCGCAGACAACAGACCAGCCTGATCCATCGTCAAAGTGGCCCCGCGCTCAAGCGCCTCAAGCGCGCCATTGAGTGCGTCAGCGTCCTCGCCCGTAGCCTCGGCCAACATGTCCAGGCTGCGCACGCTGGCAGACGTCTGTCGATAGGCCGGAAACGCAACGATCGAAGTCTCGTGCAACCGCACCTGATGAAGGGTGCGCTGGCTGCCGTCCTCGTTCCACGAGTCGCCGCCGCGAGGAACAGAGAAGCCGAAACTCATGGAGTCGATCACGCGCGGGTTGCCGCCGCCACCGAGCAGCACCGCGAGGTCGCGGCCGTCAGTCGTGTCAGGAAGGGTCGCCTTGACCAGCAGGCCCTTGCCGTCCTCCTCAAGCGTCATCGTTTTAGACCGGGTCGACGCCAAGGGGCGGGCCGGGTCATGGTTGACCAAGAGGAAGACGTTGTTGCGCGACTTCAGCGAACGAGCAAACGCTCCAGGCGCAATCGTTTCCGTGAACGGTAAGGGCTCAGAAGGAGAATTGAATACGGCTGAGTAACCCTCAAAGCTCATGCCCTCGGGGGCTTCGCGCACCTCAATGTCGTCAACCGTGAAGGTGCGGGTTTCCATCTTGCTCATCGGCCCTCCTAGACCTGGGCGTTCTCGGCCGGCTGCAACTGGTTAGACGCCAGGCCCGTGTGCGGCATCGCTGGCAGCCCGAGCGCCGACAGCACAGCTGCGGGCTCGTAGCCAGACTGGACAAGTTTCGCGGCCATCTCGACGCGCTCGCGCTCCTCCACGATCCCGGCAGAAGCGACGGCAATGTTGGCGAGCGGGACCCGCGGGCTGTCGCCCCCATCGACCGGGCGAAGATCCATGAGACCGCGCGCCTCGTTGACGCTCATGTAGCCAGCCTGCAACGCCGTAGAAAACACGGAAGCCTGCGTCGCCGAGTCACCCCGCAGAAGGCCGTCCATGTTGACGCGCAGAAACACGTCGCCGGGGAGGAGGCGGTTGTGCGCCTCCTCAATCGCGGCGATGAGCGGGGTGAGTGAGTAGCGGGTGAACTGGATGGCGTTGTGCTCCACCGAGGCGTAGGACATGGCGCCGGGCGTGTTCAAGCCGATCATGGACGGCGGCACCCGGAACACGCGCGCCACTTCCTCGACCGCAAACTGGCGGCTCTGAAGCATCTGAGCCTGCTCGCCATCCGAGCCCGTCTTCACAAACTTCGCGCCACCCGACAGCACGCCAGGACGGTGCGCCTTCTTCAAGCCCTTATGCCCAGCCTCGAACGCGTCGACAAGATCCTTGGCCTGCTCCTGCGTGAGGTTGCCGGGGAACTCAATCATTCCCGAGGTGTTGGCGCCGTTGGAGAAGTACCGCGACGCAAACTCGTCCAGCGCCTTCGCTAGGCCGAGGGTCTGCTTCAACTCGTCCACCCGGCTCACACCCTTGAGCGAGCCAGGGCGGCGCATCTCAGGGATGTAGAGCACGTCCTCGCCAGGCAGCACGGCCTGGCCCCCGTCAATGACAAACTCGCGCAAACGAGTCGCCGGGTTCCGGCGAATGTCCACACGGGTCGGGTCGAGCGGCTGCAAAGCGACGATGTCGCCGTTGCCGTTGCGGAGGATCTGCACCACCGCGCCATGCGACAGCAGCATCGAAACGACGATCTGCTTGTAATACTCAATCCGGCTGGAGCCGGGGCCCTCGGGCTCGTAAACCCAAGCGGGCCGCGGCCGATAGGGGAGCCGGTTGCCGTCACGCCGAATGAACGTGTCCACCGGCAGAGTCGAAATCGTGTCCGACAGCAGGCGCACACAAGCGTAGGCCGCACCAATCTCAAGGGCGTTCTTCTGGTTGACGACCGTGCCCGCCCAAGTGGCGAAGCCCGACACGTCAATGCCGGAACCCCAGACCTGCTGGTAGGAGAGGTTCCGCTCCTCCATCGGCTGACCGCCGAACAAGTTCCCGAGCATCAGAGGCCTCTCTCAAGCGCGACACCGAAAGCCAGGCCGCAGACCCCAGCGACAACGAAACCGAGCCAAGGCGCCACAAGGGCGCACCCGACAATGAGCGCAGCGCAGCCAGCGA